TGAGCGCGCCAAAGCCGCAAGGGGTGAGGCGGGCGAGTTGAGCAAGGTGCGTGCTCCGCTGGAGCGCCAGGCTGCGGCCGGACCGGAAAGAGTGGCCCCGCCAAAAGTTGAAAAGGCCGACATGTCTAAGGCCGAGCAGTCCATGAGCGAATTGGCCGCTGCATCCAAGCGAGCCCGTTCGGAGGCAACGGGGGCTGCATCCAAGCGAGCAGAGGCAGAGAGTGCCGCAGCAGCGATGGGTCAGGCCCCTGTGACCAACGCGACACTTGAGAAAATCGGAGGGGCGCTCAAGGACGCCGACGCGCTGAATGGAATGACAAGCCCCAAGTACCAGAAAAAGGCGTTTGACGAGTACGTCAGCACTATGCGCGATTTGGTTAAGCAGGGTGTACTGCCGGATGACAAATTCCGTGCGGCTTTGGCCATGATCGACCGGGCAGAGGATTTGCAGGCCAAGACCGACCGAGCACGACGTATCGCGTGGGGTATCGCAAAGGTGATAGGGGTTGCTGGCGCGGCGGATATTGGCATTAAACTAGCACCATGATCCTCCTACTAATTATCGTCGCATGTGACCTGTGGGCAATGTGGTGGCTATCGGGGCTGTAAATGACCAAGCGCCTGCTCATCTTGGATACGTCCTCAAATTGCCTGGATATGGCGCTTAGGGCAAAAATGAATTCTTGGTCCGTGAAATGGTACGACAAACCCCGGCCCGACGGCACACCGCGCATGGCCGGCATGGGCATGATCGACAAGATCACCGACTTCTCCGAGATTCAGCGCAAGTGGTTGGATTGGGCGGACCTGATTTATTTGCCCGACAACACCCAGTGGATTGACATGTTGGAGCCGTACCGCTTGAAGGGCTACCCCATCATCGGCGCGGGGATCACCGCGTGCGCCATGGAGACGGACCGCGAGGCCGGGCAGAAAGCCATGCGCGACTCGGGCATCAAAACCATGTCGTCCAAGGCGTTCAACGACTACGACGACGCGATTGCCTTCGTCAAGAAACACCCCGAGTACCTGGTCAGCAAGCCGTCCGGCGATGCGAACAAGGCCCTGTCCTACGTGGCGTCCGACCCTGCCGACCTGGTGTACATGCTCACCCGCTGGAAGGGGCGCGAGGACTTGCGCAAAGCAGCCAAAAAGGATGGCTTTATCTTGCAGGAGCGAAAGTACGGCGTCGAGATGGCGGTGGGCGGCTGGTACGGGCCGGGCGGCTGGTCCAAGTGGTTCTACGAGAATTGGGAATACAAAAAGCTCATGACCGGCGACCTCGGGGTGGCCACAGGGGAGATGGGCACGCTCAGTCGCATGACGACCGACTCCCGCCTGGCGCGCGAGGTGCTGCTCCCTGTGGGCGACATTCTCGACAAGATCGGCTACGTGGGATACATCGACAACAACTGCATCATCGACGCCGACGGCCCCTGGCCGATGGAATGGACCATGCGCGACGGCTGGCCCACCAAGCACAACGTGACGGCCCACATCAAAAATGAAGACCCGATCCAGTGGATGCTCGACGGCTTGAACGGCAAGGACACCATCGAGGCGGTCGAGGGCGAGATCGGTATCAGCGTCGTGATCGCGCTGCCCGACTTCCCGTACAGCAAGATCACAAACAAGGAATTGTGCGGCATCCCCATCCGTGGCGCCGAGGACATGGATCACATCCACCTGTCCGAGGTGATGATCGGAAACGCCCCGACGATGGTGGGTGACAAGGTGGTGGACATGCCCGGCTACGTGACGTGCGGCGACTACACGATGGTGGTCACAGGTACAGGCCAAAGCATCACTGCGGCCCGCCGGTCGGCCTACGCTGCCGTGGACAAGGTGAAGATACCCAATTCGCCCATGTGGCGCACAGACATTGGGATCGGGCGCATGAAGCGCCAACTGCCCAAGTTGCACGAGATGGGGTACGCGCTCGGGCTGGAGTATTGAGATGACCCGCGAATCCCTACGAGCCGGCGGAATAACCGAGAGCACTGTGAGCGACGCGCTCATGGCGTGCCGTGGCGACCTTTTCGTGACGGCAAGCTACCTGGGGTGCACCGCACGTGAGTTGGACGGCTACATCCGTGCGTCCGAGGGCCTGCAAGTGATCGCCGGGGCCATCGGTTCGCTCAAGGTCAACAACGCCGACTACAAGCGCCTGTCCGATGAGCAATTCTCGGACGAGCTTGAGCGCCTGACGCGCGGCTACCGGATCGAGGCGCTTGAGGTGATCCACGAGTTGGCGGTCGAGAGCGCGCTTGAGATGAGCGCCGCCGAGAAAGAGGTAAAGCTCAAGGCCGCGCTGGCTCTGCGTGGCGCCCCCGAGGCCCGTACCGCCGTCAACGAGCAATCACAGGTGCTTGAGGAATTGAACCGGTTGTACCAAGAGAATGCTCCCCGGATAAAGACGGTGCGGGCGGTGCAGATTGAGTATCAAAATTAAACTCCGGTGATTGATCGATCAGGTTGCGCATTTTGTACCAGCGCCCACGGTACATGTTGTTCACGGCGTCCAGGCGGTCGGACTCAAGCGGCTTTCCACTCAGGTCGATGAGGTAGACCGACTCGTCGCGCGAGACGTAGTGCTTGAGAATCAACTGGCGCAGCGCCGCTTTGAACCCCTTGATGTACGGCCCGGCGGGCTCACTGCGCCGCATGGCGTACTCACCCGGTGCGGTGCGTAACTGCTTCTCCATAATCTGCCAAGCGTAGGTCAGCACCTCGTTGTGGTCAGGTCGGATGCGCATGGTGTACACGTCATAGCGGGCCGAGGAATAGCGGTATCGGTAGTTCAGGGCCATGCGCAGATATTTTTCCGTCCACCCTGTGATCATCTTCACATCGTCGGCGGTGAACACAGCGGTGCTGGCGCGGTTGAACCCGGTGTGCTGCAAGATGGTGTCTTCCTCATCGGTCAACTCGCGCCCAATGAACCCCTTGAACATCGACTCCATGGCGATGTACGTGCCCGCCTGCGGGTAGCGGTGCTCGACCGTCTCGACGTGCAAGTTCCATGTGGGCGGGCGGTACACCACGACCTCTTGGCGCACGTTGGCGATGAGCGACTCGAACACGTCAATCTGTACCGGGCACTCGATGAGCAGCAGGGCGTCGCATGGTGGCAACTTGATGAGGCGCGTGTTCGGCTCTGGCCGGTAGATCATCACGCCGCCCTCTTGCTGCCAGCGCTCAAGGACAGGTCCGGCGGTCGGCTTCCATGCGTAGCAGTGCTCAATGAAGCGCTTGGTCTTGACCAAATTCCATCGGGGCCGGATGGGGCGAATGGCCTTGAGCGAGAGGTATGCGAGCACATGGGCGTGCGCCTTCTCAAGCGCCGCGATGGACGCTTCCATGTTATCGGTGTGATAAATCCTAACCACCAACGTCCCCCAGTATTTCGTTTGCTTCGTTTACGTACCACATGTAGTCCACGTCACCCGGCATCGCGTCTGGCAATTCCATCAATGGCCGAGCACCTTCGGAGCGTGCAACTTTATTGCCATTGAGTTTATAAGCAATGTGGCGCGTCTCACCCTTGGCATAGTACCAACGCGTCGCCTTACCGAGGTACGCGTCGCCATACATCGCACCGCCCTTGACCTGTCGGATGGTCAAGAACTTGCGCACGTCGGCGCACTTGAAAATCGTGTCTTGGATTGGGGTGCCCTTGACGAGATAGTTGATCACGGCCTCAATGCAAACCGCGTTGGTCGGATTCTTGGCCAGGCCCTCGGTTGCAAACGACCCCTTGAGCTTGACCTCATCGCCTGCCTTCACGGCCAAATAATTATTTACATCACGGCTGTAAAGCGCTTCATATTCCGTTTCCTCAGTGTTAAATCCGGTGGTCATTTCCCACGCTGCAATGAGCGCGTCGAACAGGTCCTGCTGGTCGGTACGGACCATGCTGACCACGCCGTCCGTGTTGGCGCTGATGACCGTTATGCCCGATTCTTCCAACATCTCAATGAGCATGAGCAGCGCAATCTGCCCTGTGATCGTCACGGCAATCATTTGGTCCGGTGCGTACATCATCGACCACATGGAGCCGAGCTTTCCGAACGTTCCGTTCAAGACAATCTTGAGCGCCTCGTTGATGACCTTGTTGCCGTCGCGCTTGGCCTGCACACGGCGGTCGAGAATGGAGCGGTACACGGCCGGGAAGTGGTTGCCGTAGGCGGGAGGGCAAATGCCGGCGTTCAAGATGAGGCTTGGGTAGTAGCTCGTCACGTCGCGGTCCACGATTCGCACGCCAGGGCCTGCCACATGCGCCACGCTCTTTTCGCTGCTGTGCAAGCCGCCGATGCCCATGCGATACACGCCCTTGCCGATACGGATGCGC